GCTCACGTTATAGGAATGAACTACCTTAAAGCCACTGGGCGTTGTATATTGGATATGTTTATTAGCATTACCAAGTACAGCAGCACACTCCTTTAAGAAGTCTTTCCCCTGATTAGGAAGCTGTAGTGTTTCTGATAAGGCTGCCTGAATGGCTCTAGACAATTCAACAACAGCCCCACCTCGTTTATCCTTATCTACCCAATCTAAGTGACCTTCTGATTTTACATATCTTTGTATCCCATAGAATGTAATCCCATAAGAATCACACATAGTAGGACGTTTGGTTACGTCTCTTTCTATTTCGTTTTCCCAGTAATCAAGGAAGGCAGCATACCAGTCTACCGTTTCCTTATCCTCATCACAAATTCTAGTGGTAGCATCAGCCACGAATTGGTAGAGATCATTGGGATTTATATCAGGTGCTACGTTTGTAAGTACAGCCAACAGTTCGTCGAGCATGATACCTACCCAGTGCTGGGTTCCATTGCATCTACCATCCATCTGGACAGGGACTTGAGTAAGCCCATCTTTTCTACAGAGATCAAAGATAGCAGCAAGCCTACTAAAGGAAGGATTCTTTTTCTTCTTGTCAGATACCCAATCTCTGTTTCTATAGGGATCTTCGTTGATTCCTTCGAAGACATCCATATGCTCGTCTACCCAAGCAACTCTTTCTTCAAAGTTAAGTTTATCTTTACCAAACAAGTTAGCTACGTGTACCTTTAACCAGAACAATCCCTTCTCCGTTTGTTTGGCAGGTTCGGCCATCATTATAAGAGACGAGTCGAAATCAGATCCTTGGCATGACAGTAGCTCACATACACCGTATGCCCTACCCCGGAAGTCTAGGGTATAAGGCATGTAAAAGAAATCATAACGAGACAAGCTGTTTGCTAGGTCTAACCTAACCAACATCCTAGCTCTCTTCTGTTCTTCCTTAAACCAATTACTCCAAGCTTCTTCTTTTCTTTGACACCACTTTGCTTGATCTTCTTTGGTACCCTCCAAAGGATACTCTTCTTGGTATTCAAATCCAGAGAGATCATAGGCAGGTAGGTTAGCAACCTTAGTATTTGATTTAAACAAGTTGGTCATAACGTCTAGTACTTTACCGTTAACAACCCACTCTGTTTTACCCATAGCGTTAAGCCCATCAAGAACTAGCTGAGATGGTTCAGAATACTTTTGGTCCCTTCTTTCCTCACTATAATAATTGGAAAGGAATCTATGAACTACTTCCTTTCTGAGGTGGTGATTAATATATCCCCCACTTCTTTCCATAGTGTGATCAACAGGAGGTACCAACATAGGACGGAATAGCATTTCCGTAGATTCTAGGATCTTATGTCTTCTATATAACTCTTTGAGAATCTTAGGATCAAGAGTTACATAGAGTCTCTTGATCCACTTGTTCCCTGCCTTCTGAGTAACCTTACTTGTTTGTACTATGTTACTCTTCTCTGCTATACGCAGCATGTGATGGCCGAAGTCTTCTTGTTGTTTTTGAGTAAGCTTAGTTACCTTACTTACTTTATTAACAAAAGCCTTACATCTCTTGGGGGACCAGTGCTTGGTAAACTTTGATTGTCTATCCCACATTTCCTTATTAGATTTCTTAGCAGATTGATATGCAATAATAGCCAAGGCATCTTTTGCTATAGTTCGACATACTGTTTGGGCTATAGGTGGGGTGTGAGGGAACGAATCATTTTTAAAACCAAAGTAACCGTTAGATAACCAGCATCGTATGACAGACCTGATGGTAAGGTCCGCCATCTTTCTGGCTCCCAGTAGTACGAGGGGATGTACCCAATCAGGGGTTTTCCTACATTCAGATGTTTTATCTATCCACTTCTGATAGAATGGCTCAAGATATTCAATAGCATTATCAAGGAGTTGTTGCTCTGGGATACCTTCATCTGGAGCGCGGTTATATTCCCGCCAATATTTGTCTCGCCCTTGTAGTAGCATAGCTTGCTCACCTACTAGTTGCGCTTCTTCTCTTATTTTTTTCTCGTCAGATGATAGGTTATCCCAGAGCATACAACCGCCTTTCTTGTTCTCCCAATTATTCGGAAAGAACTATCGCAAAGTTTACACGGCCAAAGCCATTTGCATTACCTTGGTTGTCTTAGTAGCAGCAGAACCCAGCAAGTTGTTGTGGATGCGGCTGTTATCGGAACGCTTACGACCTCTTGCGCCTTCCCGGTGCTGAAGATAGTTTGTCACAGCATTAGCTGCGGTCCATGCAGTAGCCCGGAAATTATTCTCACTGATTTCCTTATCGAATCGGGAAGCCCAATCTCCAATAGTAGCGGTAGCCTTAACGAAAGACTTCTCTTCCTTCTCAGTAGAGGGGGAGGTAGTAAAGGGTTCCTCAAGCTGCATGTAAACCTTGAGCCAGAATTCCTGAATCTCTCGTCGATTAAGATCCTTACGGGAAAGATAACGAGTCTTCTCCTCGAACAGCTTACCAGTTTCCGTGAATCGCTTAAGGGCAGTACGGCAATCAGAAAGCTTTGTCTTCATATCACCTGAATGACGTACCCGGTAGATTCGATTAGACCCTTCAGAGAAGGCTTGATAAAGTGTGTTAGCACAAACAACTCGTACACTTGTATCAAGAAGACTCAGTGCGAGGCTTCCATCATGGCTACTAAAGATACCCATGTAAGGGAGGACAGTATCATTACCACAAAGGTCAAAGCTTTCGCCACGAAGCAGGGTATAAATCTGTCGATTATTCTTAAGACTTCCTGCTGTCTCTACCTTAACTTGTCCACCCAGTTCATAGGCCAGTTCGAAAAGATCCTCGTTTTGTACCACCTCATAATTAGGTGAGACAAGACCAAGAATTTTTCCGTTGTCTTCCCGAATCGTAGCTACGGTATCAGCAGTAACAGCTTCGTTACCATAGCCATCATAATCCTCATACTCCGCCATAATACTAGCAGACTTAACAACACCCCAGTCCAAGCCAGAAAGCTTGAGGGCTTCTCTTGGTGATGGAGCTTCTTCCACAACAAGACCAAGACCATGCCATGCTCTCTTCTCAGAATACATAGCGGTATCATTCTCATACATTTCGTGTGACATATTAATGTCCTTCCTTAATAAGCTTAATAAAGTAAGACAAGGGATACCAGTTACTATCCCTTCGTACCCATCCATTATTCTCTTCGTCAATTATACTCTTGGCGAAGAGTTTTTCTACAATTATTTGTTCTTCTGTCTTAGGGGGACAATCAAGGCAGTCCCTTTTAGGCCATCTACATTGACAAAGATGTGAGGGCTTTCCAAGAATATGGGTAGAGTTCTTCAATTATTACTCCAATTTTAGTAGCGAGTTCTCTGATTTCAGACTGAGCATCCTTACTCGTCCTTAGTTTATACATTCTAGCGTATGCGGCTAGGCTTCCTGTCCAGTACCAAGTAGTTAGAACACCTTGAGGTAAGACAAACCTAGCTTGCTCTGGGCATACTCCCTTAAGAATCATAGTATTGTATGTAGCGATAGCAATATCTGTAGCTTCTTTGTATTCTCTATTGAGAGTTACCGCATCCCTACAACATATAACAGTACCACTACCCTGTTTTATACTACCTTCTGGTTTATTTTTCCACTGAGGACAGAAAAGCTTGGGCCTACTGTTAACATAACGTCGTGAAACTTCATTCTCTACGAAACCTTGCTTATGCTTAAAGCACTGAGTCCTAATGGGAATAGGAGCAGTTATCCTGAGGGTAATAGCAGTATGTGCAAAAGGAGTCCAATGATCATGTTCTGCTAGATAGTTAATAAGGTTTTTATCTTTACCCCACAATACTTTCTTTAGTTCGTCATCCCACTCGGCTTCCTTTTCAAAGGATACCCTTGCTGCATTTACCACAGTAAGATCGTCGCCCATATGATCTATCAACTCAACCATGTTATTCTCCAGTAACCTCAGGCGGTTCTATGTTTCTAAAGTAATCGTCAACCAATTGCTGTACCTTTTTAATATGCTTCTTATAAATCTTATCTTTGGTATAATCCTTGCCTTCCCTAACATCTTCTATGTTAAACTGGTCAATTATTTCTCCATCATCATCATAAGCGGTAAACTTATAAATCATGGTGCTGTCTAGTTCATATCCATATTCAACGTAGGTTCCGAACTCATGGTCAAAGCTA